GTGCCTGTTCTATGCTGGAGTCTGATACGCTCAAAATCTGGCGTGTCATCCATTTCAATAAAGTGTCCAGATTCGGAACCAATAACCTTATTTAATGGTGGTGATGCATTCCAGTCGGATGGTGGCTCAGTCCACGAATAATCCGGACCAGGTTTCTTTGCAATAAATTCCTGTTCGATTTGTGCTTCTGTTGCCATAATTTAGATTCTTCCTGAGTATGATTTTGGATTCAGTGTTGTTTCTGCTGATTTTGCAACAGTTTGTATATTAGATACTGTGGATGTTGCTGAATTAACAGTTTTATTGACATCCGAAATTAATCCTTTAACTTCTGTGACAAGACCACCAGAATTGGTGCTAACAGAAAGTGCTTTGGTGACAGCGCTTAACAATTCAGCCAAACATTGTTTAAAAAATGCTAATAATCTTGCAGGCAAACTTAAAATCCATGCAATCATTTTTTGTACGTATGCAAGGAATCTAGCAATCTCTAATATCACGTTGTTAACGAAATCTAAAAAATCTCGTATTTCTTTAAGATATGTTCTGGCTACTTTAATATAACCAACAATTTGTGTAGTTATTGGTGATGTTGATGCCGCCGTGGTGGCCGCCTCAATTGCTTTTCGTATTGCTTGAAAAATTGTTGAATTTTTTAATGCATCTACTGCCGTTTGAAATCGTATGACATTTGGTATATCACAAACGTGCGCTCTTGTTTCATCAGACTTTTCGATTCCGGTGCCTTTATATGTATAAGCTGTGGCTGGCGCTGTCGAAGAACCAACACGCACCGGTTTCATTGCTGGTGTATCAGTATAAACAATTGGTTTTACTGCATCAGATTCTTTTACATCCGAATTCGTAAATTTAGCTTTAGCATAAAAGCCTTTTCCTGCAATGGCGTCAACATCTTGTTGTGGTATAGATGGAAACACACCGAGCATTGCTGGCGCTTGTGATGATAGACCGTCCATAAAGAAACCAAAAACAAAATCACCTTCCATTGGTGTTGAAAATGTTCTGGAATTATTCACTGAGTTCAGTGGTGTTGCCCATGGCAGGTCGGCAGTTGGTATTTCTTGTAGGTTATCGGTGTGTGAACCGAAAATTCTAACTTTACAACGACCAAGATTTAATGGATCCACATTGTCTTCGATAACACCAATCCACCAAACGAAATCGTCATGGCCAAGTCTGTTTTTAAAATCTGACATTATACGTCACCTTCTATAGCTTTTTGTAAATCACCTGAATTGTCATAATTATCGACCGATGCACTGTAACTATCTTTAACCACTTCTAAAATAGTTTCATATTTACCTGCAAAATCAATAATATGACGAACTGCTGTAATCATGTAAAGTCCTGAATTGAATACATCTTCTTCACCATCGTCATATCCGGATTCATCTTTGCTTCTGCTTGATGGTAGAGTTACACCAATCACCATACCAACTGTTAGGTTTGGATCACCAGAAACCGAAAGTTTAATCCTCGAATAATGTGAAAGTGAAAGTTGTGCTGTTCTGTTGGGTATATAATCTTCAACTCTAACATCATTTGCAACGTTCCAAGGTTCTTCACTAATTCCTATTGCTTTCTTTTGGTTGGCGTTAGAAATAGAAACTTTCAATACAGCATCATAATTCTCATTTGCTTTTTTACCGAGTCTGTTTTTCAGTTCAGGTATTAACGAATTCTCGTTCAATGTTTCTGAATTCTGAAAATACGTTGAATAATCAAATGTTGTGTCTCTAAATGTTCTTGTTAAAGGATCGATTGAAATTAATCTATTTGCAAAAGCACCTGATGTTGTTCCATACAAAGTATCAAAAGTGTCAAGGAACACATATGACTTTATACCAATAAGGTTTCTACCTAACTCTCCACTTTTAATTTCCCAACCAAGGCCACTGAGTTTATCATTATGCGAACCGGCACTTCTTGGTAAATAAATGAATTGTGTATACGGTTGTTGTGTGAACAGATTCTGTAAAGAATAAAAGTTAAATCCTTCGGAATTCTCATAAAACAAAAAGTCTGCACCTTCTCTGCCTATTGGTTTGGCATAATTTGCAAGCCAGTTGATAGCCTCAAATGGCTTTTTGTATGGTATTACAAAATCATAAAGACCATCTGTTTCCTGCATTCTGATATACTTATTATCAATTTTCAGTTTGTTTGAAAGTATATCGTATATAATTTCTGATATTTTCTTACCTGAATAAGATTTACTAACTTTTGTCTGTTCAGATAGCAACAATTCTTCCGAACAGAAATGTAAAGCGTATGTTTCCGATGAATTATTGTTCAATACTCTTTCAGAAACACGATAAATTCTAAAATACTTTTCTATTGAATATTCATCGTCTGCTGTTACAGTCTTTTTAAACTTCAATTTGATGTAATCAAAACCTGACATTCCAAGTCTATCAATTAAACTGATAGCATCATTAATCAAAATTTTCCCGCTGGTGATACCCTTGAATATATCTTCATAGTAAGATAATTCAACCATCATCATCTTAATGTTGGTGTTTTCTGTCGCTGTTATAATGAATGCTTCATCGAGACTGAATTCATCAGCCGTAATTAATCCATCAGTTTGTACAACCGGTGTTTCAATTGGTGCAAGGACTGATTCACCACCAGCAACTTCAATTTTTTCCATGATTATGCAACCTTCATCAATGCTTTAAGTTGACGTTCCATTTCGCCAGCATAAGTGTTATTCAATAACTTAATCTGTCTCCTCGATTCATTAAGGTTATCTTCATAATTGAATAATGTGACGATGTTCTTTGTAATTGTAACTGTACATTTTGTTCCATTTGTAACCGGAGGGTCTGGTATATCATAAGTATTTGTTGATTCGATTAATGTATTGTAATCGTCTTCAGTTATCGACACTTCCTTCACTGTTTCTGTTCCGGTGTAAATATCGGTTGTTGTTATGATTTTTTTGTATTCATATACTGTCGTGTTCACATACTCATATGGTGTTTTACCGGCATCTTCTGCTTCGGTTGCATACTTCGAATCGATATATTCCAAAAGAGAACTATATGACATTGGCCATTCCCAAACTGGATCTAAAATTTGATTTGAGAACAAAACGATCCAATATTTGAAAGGATCACCATAATACTTGTCGGCCACAATTTCTGGTGTGTCACCTTCTTGAATTGCATATTCATAAAATTGCATTGGATTGTTCAGCAATTCTTGAACGATAGCCGCACGTGCCACCAAATTGGTCATCAGTATAGGATAACCATTTTGGTCTGGTGTGATTATTTTAGGTAATGTTTTGAAATAGTACATTAGTATCCTGCTCTGATTCTATTTTTATCGACAATAACTGTTTCTTTGAATTGTAGTGTCAATTTTATTTGTACAGGAGAACCATCATTGAAAGTTGCCCAACCATTTGGACCATAATCTACATTTATGTTTTCAAGTACACATTCACCGATCCTATGAACGTAAGGATTTTCTTGTCCTTTGTAGAGAAATTGTACTTGAAAAGGATAAGGAACTTTCATAAACAAACCCTGTGAAAAGTAACCTAGAGGGTTAATTTCAGGTGCGGCCGCAAATTTAAATTCTTCAATAATTTTTCTTACTTCTTCAGTTTCTTCTTTACTATATGGTGTAAAAACAAAATCAAACTGAAAGGTTCTGAAGCCTACACCCCTAAACAAAACTTGAAGTTGTGGGTTAATGGCCTGTCCTTGTCCTCTTGCGGCGAGGTCACCAAGGTTGCTCATACCAAGTGCTTTTCCTGCCGCATTTGCAAGAGAGTACCTAATAAAAGGATCCGATCCTGCTTGGTTTGCAAGTTGCTCTACTGTTTTATCACCTGCTCCATTAAATAAATCAAGCATAGATGTTCCTGCTTGTGCTAGAAAATATGCTTTACCTAAAGATTCTGTTAAGCTGATATCATCATAAGATGCACCATATGAAACGTTTACTGTGTCTGGAATATAAAGAGCAATCGATGTGTGTGGCTGTCTAGGAACATCTGCTGCCGAAATTTCATTAGCAAGTTCAGTTGTAGCTTTTTTAAGACCCTCTGAAACTGTAGGTCCCTCCACAGATGCTTCACCTGTAAATTTATTTTTTAAATTTGTTGCGGCGGCAGTAACTCCAGCACCAATAAAACTGCCGGCTTCTTTACCAAAAGAAATGGCTTTTGTTCCAATCTCAGATTTATATCCAGGAACAGGTTTCATAGAAGTGAATTTAATCACGTGACTTCTGGTTGAGTCTGATCCCAAATTGCGAGGATATTTTAATCCTGTAAAATCGAATTTATTTCCATACAGTAACTGTAGAGGTCCGTTGATGGTACCCGGTACTGAAATACCTGCTATTGAGGTGGGGATAGATATTGGCATGGTTTTTGTTATTTTAGGAAGGTAATATACATATTTATATGGCATACTCAGGCAAATTTAAACCGAGAAACCCACAAAAGTATCGTGGAGACT